ACACCAAGCATCTGGTTGGTTAAGTGGTTCTCTTGGGTTCAAAACAACGAGAAACAAGTTGCTGCAAACCGCAAGAAACAAGAGCAAATCACTTCAACCGGTCAAAAACCACAAGAGTCGGGTTACTTCGCTAATCTTTTTGAAGAACAGAGCGAATCTCAAATCGTGGATGTAACCCCAGCAAAAAAGCTTCCAATGATTGAGGAGGTAGGTCATGCATGAGATTACCTTGAACGAAGTGCGTCAATTAATCGCTTCTCTTCGCACTGTTTACGCTGCTCAGTTCAATAAGCAATTTCCAGCAACAGGCGAAAGTGCAATTCCTCTGTCAGTTGTTGAGCAAATCGCACTTAAAACACTGGTTGGCGTTCAACAAAACCAATTTAACAACGCACTTGCTCGATTACTTACAGCAGGTGGGCGTTTTATGCCGTCATTTGCAGAGTTTCGCACCTGGTGTATTGGTGAAAGTTGGATGTCTCCAGAAGAAGCTTGGTCTCGAGCATGTAAGTTTACTGCTGATCGTTCGGTGGTTATTACACAAATTACAAAGTATGCATTAGACGAAGTTATGTACTTGATCGAAGCCGGTCAAATGCGAGCAGCTCAAGATAATTTCTTCGGAACCTACAACGTGATGGTGGCTAAAGCTCAGTTAAAAGGCCGTCAGCAAGAGTTTTACACTCCACCGCTACAACTAGAGCATAAAGAACCTGAACACACCCCAGTAAGCAATGACGAAGCGCAAAAGCATCTCCAATCATTGATGGAACGTTTAAAAATCAATGGTCGTAAACCTGCACCAGTACAAAAGCTTAAGGCTAAGGAAAAAGAGCCAGAACTCAAACAAGAGCTAGGTCCAGATCCTTTTGACAATCCGCACGAATACGCAGAGATGTGCCGTCGTGAAGGTATGCCAATTCCTAGAAATATTCTTAAGTTAATTGAAGGGGCGAATGTATGAGCCATTTCCAAGATAAGCATGTGATTCATGTTGATGAACAAAATCAAGTTATCAAGTTCACACGTAGAAATGAGATTGTGGAGTGTGATCACGGGCGTATTCAAATATCAAAGGAAGATAATGAGATCCTTTGTATGGACTGCAAAACAAAACTTAATCCAGTTTTATGGATTGCCAAATATTTAGACCAATTGAATCAAGTCACCCAACGTAATAACAGAATGCTGGCAGAGGTCCGTGAAATACAGGCAAAGCTTGAAAAGAAAAATAAGTTTATGTGCAAACACTGCCATGAAGTAAACACTATTGATTTTAAGAAGCTTCCTTCACAAGCAGCTGTAGTGCGCGGTATGACCGTAATTGATCAAGAGTTTGACGGTATGAAAGTGGAGCATAGCCGATGAAGTTAACTAAACAGCAACGTGCTGAGCTAAAACAAAAGTTTGGTGGCCATTGTGCCTACTGCGGGGAATTACTGGGTGAAAAGTGGCATGCAGACCATATCGAAGCGGTGAAACGAGATTTAATACATGTTGGTGGCGGGAAGTTAATTACGGGTGAAATGACTAGACCGCAAAACGATACCATAGAAAATATGAATCCTGCTTGTATCCCTTGTAATACAAATAAATCGTCAATGCCGCTGGAAGGGTGGCGAAAAATGCTTACACATTACCGTGATGTGCAGTTACTACGCGATAGCACGCATGCTCGTCATTTACTTCGATTTGGACTGATTGAAATTAAATCCGAGCCTGTAAAGTTCTTCTTTGAGACCTACGCTAATTGCAAAGTGGAGGATGTGTGATGGAAGAGTTTGAGCAGTGGTACTTAGATACATATTACAAGCCTTATGGTTTTGTTCCGCCCGCTAATCTATTTGAACGCTATGAAGATACGTACATTAGAGAAAATGTTTATCAACACAACCTTGTATGGCAGCACCTGCAAGCGAAAGTAGTGGAATTGCAAAAGCGTTTAGATGGGGCATTAAAGGAGACTCAATATGCTTTGCAGTATGTTGAAGGGGACATGCGCGGCAATCATGAATTTCAACAAATGTCAATGATTCGAACCTTTAAAGCTTTAGAGCAAGTGCTCAATGGTGGTGAGCCTAAATGACATCAATGAGCCTTGCTGATTACCGAAAGTTATTTCCGATAAAGAAAAATAAAAAGCGGCGTTCAGCAAAGCAAGTTGCCAGACAACCAAGTGTGGGTGAAATGGTTCTGGCAACGCATTTAAGAGCATGCAAGATTGGTTTTGAACAGGAATATAAGTTCCATCCTGATCGTAAATGGAGAGCAGATTTTTTAATAACGGGTACAAAGATTTTGATTGAGGTGGAAGGCGGGATCTGGAGTGGAGGCCGTCATACAAGGGGCAAAGGCTATATAGGGGATATGGAGAAATACAACTCCGCAGCAATGATGGGTTTTACAGTTTTACGGTTCAGCACAGAGCAAGTTAAAGCAGGCGTGGCGATTAAACAAATTGAGCAATTGGTGGGATGAAAATGAATATGCCAGTACAACAACACATTTTACAAGCGGTCGATTGGTCTAGATTTAGTTTTGAAGAGTGGTGTCGCCAGCTTGGAGCTTGGCTTAACGGCGATACCGAAACAATGGTCAAAATTGTTAAGACGATGCCAACAAAACGCATCACTCAAAAACAACGTGAAAAATTAATAGCTATGTATATGAGCGATGAAAATTTAAAAGATCGCTTATGTATCCGCCGTAAGGGTACATGCTGTCAGTTAAATGATAATGAAGCGCGTGCAATCCATAGATTGATTATTGATATTAAATTAATCGAAGACCATATTATACAAGAATGGATTTCAGCAATTTGGTCACATCATGTTATGGGTAATTCTTTACGCGATATTGCTCAAAGTAACGATACTTCAGTTAATCAAATTAGACAGGATTTAAAATGTGGTATGGCCTATATCAAAAGCCGTAACCCTCAATTTAAGTTTGAAACTTTTGAAAAAACCGCTTGAGTGTGCGCACGGGGTGTGGCATATTTGTATTACAATGATCTTATTGTATGCAAATCACTGAGATTCAAAAGCTCATCAAACGATGGGCTTTTATTTTATAAGAATGAATAAAATATCTTTAAGTGGAAATCTAGAAAAAGTTATTGCAACTATATTTAAATTGTTGATAATAAAATTTTCTTTGCTGAAAATCTGCATGAGAATCATATTTTCTTTAATTACATTTATTTTATTTTCATTTGTTTCCTTTATCCTTTTAAAGGATAAATACATTGACCAAAACCACTTCGTTATTTTGATAATATTTTCAGCAATTGTATCCGCAATAATCGCATATTTTGATGAGGTTCAAGAGCTATCAATTGGGGGCAATATTGTAAAATTAAAAGAAGCAAAAAAGGAATTACAAGTAACAATAGATCAATTAAAGTCAATTAAAGTTTCAACATATCGGATGTTACTTTTGAAAAGTTTACATTCTTCAGGTGGTTTTGGAAGTAGCCATTTAGTGGATAGTAGAGCAGAATATTTCTTTTCACTCATCAACGAAATTAAACAATCGGATTGTTTTAATGATCTAAAGTCTGAAATTCAAGTTCAATTAACAAGGTTGTTAATTGATCAATTAAATAAATTTTATCCTATATTTCATGACAAGCAATTCAATGATAGCGATGAATTCCCTAAACCTACGGTTTTTTATATCGATTTGAAAAATGAAATTATTGATAAAGTTCATCAAAACCGAACACCTGTTATATCATTTGATCAAAAAAAGCAGGAAATTGTCGCAGCTATTGATAACTATGCAGCTTTGTATATTTTATTAAAAGAAGTTGAAAAATAGGGTAATATTTCTTTTTTGCTTAATAAATTAAATTTAAAAGATATTTTTAAAAAATTACTTTTACGCATCTATAGAAAAGTTACCGAGCTTATTATGGCGCAAATGGCCTCGCTGAATATCGATTATTGGAGGGGCTTTTTTTTGTTAATAATCCTAAATATTTTAATTTTTTATTCCTTTATTTTTATTGATAAAATATAAATGAAACATCAAGAGTGATATGCAGCAAAATGAAAAAAGGAATTTGCAAACTATGCGATCTAGAAAAAGAATTGAAACGTTCGCATGTCATTGGCAGAGCAGTTTTTAAAAAGGCCTTAAAAGGTGCAAATCATGCTTTAAGATTTGATAAAAAGCATAATAAAGTTGTCAAAGATCAAGATCAGTGGGCAACATATATGTTATGTGGTGAATGTGAACATAAACTAAATAAAAAATATGAAGACTATTCATTAAATATTTTAAGAAATAGAATTAAATCTGTAAAACATAAAAAGAGAGATAATCACTATGAAATTCAAGGTGTTGACCAAAATAAGCTTATATTATATTTATTGTCTATCATGTGGAGAGGAATTGAATCTAACCATGAAGTTTTTAAAAAATTAAAAATTTTTGATGAATCTCCTTTAGCTAAAAATTTTTTAAAGGAAAGTGTTAAGAACGAGCGGGTTTTTTTAACCGAATGTTATGATCTCAGAATTTCAAAATTAGTAAGTTTGATAGCTCCATTTAATGAAATGGAATTAGATTTTATAACTGATATTTATTGTAATATTGATAATATGCAGCGAATTCGGTTTTTAACTATTTTTGAGGGTTACTGTTTTGAATTTTTTTTCCTAACAGATAAATCACAGTCTCTTTCTGGCTTAGGCGTACTTAAGAAAAATAAAAGGATTCTTAAAATGCCATATATTGATATATTTTCCATCCCTGAATTTCAAAAAAGCCTTTCAGAAATGATTGAGAGTCAAAAGCAGAATTAAGTTTGTAGTAGATTGAAAGAATTATGGAATATTTTTTACTTAATTAATGAATTACAAAGTCCCAATTTGGGGCTTTTTTTTATTGGGTTAAATTTATGAAAAATGAAGTCGGCTTTCATGTGCCTGTTCGTCCAATGCCTCCAGATTGGATTTTTGAAATGGGTACGCCTAACTTTGTGCCAGCGCCAGAATTATGGGAATGGATAAGAAAGGTTTTTCTAGATCCTAAATCTAAATTATTTAACCCTGATCACATGCATTTACGGTCATTTCGATATCCCGATATTGCTGTGATGTGGGCTAGATCTGGTTTTAAAAAGCAAGGCCGTCAGGTCATTGGTACTACTGAAAAAGTCATGATCAATGCTGGTGGCTGGAAGAAAGAACGACAAGAAGAACAATTCATCCAGTGGTTCAATTATTTACCTGAATACTTAATCACTTTTGATGCTTCATATTCACGTATAGCAAGTGATGTGAACTTTTGTGCTTTGGTTGAACACGAGCTTTATCACATTGCACATAAGAAGGACCAATACGGGACACCAGCTTATAACAGAGAAACTGGTATGCCTAAGTTAGCTATTCAAGGTCACGATGTTGAAGAATTTACTGGCGTTGTTCGTCGATATGGAGCAAGTGAGGATGTTATGCGGATAATTGAAGCAGCTAATAAAAGACCGCAGCTGTCACGGGCAGATGTTCATTATGCTTGCGGCACTTGTAACTTGAAGGTGGTTTAAATTTTTTTTGCCACTCTACTTGGACGTACTTGGACGGATAGAGATAAATGGCAAGGCTTAATAAACGGGTGAAACTCTATATAGTACGGTCACTTGCTACCTATGAGACACCTAGTGAAACAGCAAGAGGCGTCCAAGAAGAATTTGGTATCACCGTAACCAAACAGCAATGTGAAGCATACGACCCAACAAAGAAAACAGGGCAGGACTTAAGCGAAGAATTTAAAACTGAGTTCTACAGAGTGCGCAAGGAAATGAACGACAACCTTAGCGCAATCCCAATCGCAAATATTGCCTACCGCCTCAAGCGTCTACAACGGTTCATCGATCATGAACAATTCAAAGAAAACCCAGTCATTGTGCCGAGCCTTTTAGAGCAGGCAGCTAAAGAGGTTGGTGGACTTTATACCAATCGAAAAGAAATTACAGGCAAAGACGGCGGTCCAGTCCAAACAGTTAATTCAGAAATTCCAGTTCCAATGGAAGATTACTTAAAAGCGCGGAGGGAAGTCTTAGATGAGTACTGATGCGGCTCGGGATAAAGCCATCCGGATCGAGGCGCAAGAAGATTTATATTTCTTCACAAGGTACATGTTTAAGGAGCGCCGTGGTTATAAATGGATGCAGAACTGGCACCACTTAGAAATCTGTGAAGCTTTGATGAAAGTTTATCGCGGAGAGATAAAGCGGTTAATTATTAACGTTCCACCACGATATTCTAAAACTGAAATTGCTGTAATTAATTTTATGGCTTGGTGTTTTGGAAAGAAGCCTGACTGTGAGTTTATTCATATCAGTTACTCGGCAATGCTTGCCGCAAATAACGCCTTCCAGATTCGAACCCTTGTGCAAGAAGAGGCGTATAGAAAAGTCTTTCCCGAGCTTACATTGCGTGATGATAGTAAGGCTAAAGACTTCTGGAGAACTTCTCAAGGCGGTGTCTGCTATGCGACTGGTACAGGCGGCACGATTACCGGTTTTGGTGCAGGAAAACTTCGTAAAGGCTTTGGCGGCTGCATTATTATTGATGACCCGCACAAAGCACATGAAGCTTCATCAAAAACTATTCGAGAAGGGGTAATTGATTGGTTTCAGAACACACTCGAATCGCGTACTAACTCGCCAGATACGCCGATCATTGTGATTATGCAGCGACTTCATGAAGATGATTTAGCTGGATGGTTGCTAGGTGATAGAAAAGACGGCGTTCCTGTAGCTGGTGGTAACGGTGAAGTGTGGGAGCATCTATGTCTTTCAGCTATTCAGGAAGACGGATCCGCACTGTGGCCAGCAAAACACAATATCCAAAAATTGAGGCTAATGGAGCAAGCAGCACCATATGTATTTGCCGGGCAGTACCGACAAATGCCATCACCGCCAGCAGGCGGTTTTTTTAAGCCCGACAATATTCAAATTGTTGATGCTTTGCCTGCGGATGTATTGAAACAAGTTAGGGCTTGGGATTTTGGGGCTACCGAAAATGAGGGCGACTTTACAGTAGGTGTGCGAGAAGCTCTAGGCGCAGATGGTTTTACTTACATTGTCGATGTAACTAGAGGACAGCTTGGACCTGACAATGTGAATAAGCGCTTAGAACAAACAGCAAAAATAGATGGGAAAAAAGTTTCTGTGCGTCTACCACAAGATCCCGGTCAAGCTGGTAAATCACAAGCTAGTTCATTTGTGAAGCTTCTTGCGGGTTATAACGTGATAGCCAAACCAATTTCAGGTGACAAGCTTACACGTGCACAACCATTTGCGGCCCAAGTTAACGTGGGAAATGTACGAATGCTCAAAGGTGAATGGAATAAGGATTTTATTGATGAGCTTCGTCATTTTCCTAATGGCACACATGACGACCAAGTGGATGCAGCTTCAGATGCGTTTAATGAATTACATGAAGGTTTTGAAGCCTTCTTTGCTGATATGGGATTTGCTCGATGAGTGATGTAACTTTTCAACATGCTGAATATGTTAAGAACTTGCCATACTGGCAAAAACTTGATGATGTTTGTGAAGGTGAAGATGCAGTTAAGGCTAAAGGTGAAAAATATTTGCCGATGCCAAATGCACATGATAAATCACCTGCAAATAAAAGCGCTTATGAGGCTTATCTTACCCGTGCAGTCTTTTATGAAGTAACAGGGACTACATTAAATAGTTTAGTTGGTGCAGCTTTTGCAACCGATCCAAGTTTTAAATTTCCTCCGGAACTTGCTCATTTAGAACGTAATGCAAATGGTGCTGGTTTAAGTACTTATCAATTGGCTCAAAATGGAATTCGCCATTTATTGAAGCATTATCGTTGTGCTTTATATGTAGATTATCCTGATGTGCCGCCAGCTCGTAATCTAGCGGAATTTAAAGCACAAAAAG